TAATTTCAGGTGCTACAGGAAGAGAAAGTTTTAGATTCTCTCTTTGTGCCTGTCTAACATCAACCTGTAACTCTTCATAGAGTCTACCAGTTTCAGTCATATCTAAGAATCTTAATGCGTGCTCAGGAGGAATCCACCCTAACTTACCAATCTCCATAATGAAGGCTTGTTTAGCAGCACGACTTCTAGGAGTTGCACTTCCAGCCTGAACAGAGAAATCAGTGTTTCCCTTTAATGCAGCCTTAGTAAACACATAGGCTTCAAACTGACCATTCATACCAACAATACGAATCTGTCTTTCAGCAGTCCAGTGCTGTTGAACATGCTGTAAGAAATGCTTACCTAATTTCTCCACTCCTTCTTCCAGAGAAGAAATGGTTACAGCAAGTACAGAATCATCTTCTTCTTGAAGGAATGAAATAGCCGTCGCCGCAGTAACTCCAGCAGGACTTTGTCCTTTTGAAACCTCATGCTGTGAACTAATATCATCCATATCCTCTTTCAGTTCCTTCAAATGGTCAAACACATAAGAAGGAAGATTTTGAAGAGGTAGTGGGACAGGAGGTTGGAAACCAGGAAGATACTCAATAATCAAACCAGGCTCAGAAGTAACCTTCCTGGCTTGAATAGCACCCTTCTGAGAAACAAGTTGAGGCTTAGACATTCTATTCTTAGACTCAACAATTTGACTTCTTGATCTGTTGTACTCTTTTTGAAGAGGGATAAGATCCTCAATGACACTAGTACCATAAAACTTACCGGAAGGAATATGATCTAGTTTAGTAAAAGGATACTCATTATGAAGGAAAGGCCAAACATCCTGAGCATACAGGATCTCATCATCTTTCCAAATACAAACGAGGCCCGTAGGCCATTTGTCTGTCATTCCAGGCTTAATCCAAATTTCCTTAAGAAATACCTTATCCTTTTGATCCTTAACGTTAATTCCAAGAGCAGAAGTAAACTTAGTACTAATCTCTTCTGCTCCATTAGAAGGAGTTAATTCAGAACCAAACTTAGACTTAACCCACTCAGGATCTTTGGACATTGCATGGATCACACAAAATTGATTTTCAATTTCCTCTTCAAGTAAATCTGGAACAAAAATATGAAAAGGACTTAAAGCCTCAGTAATAATAGATCCAATAGAACCATCACTGGAAGGCTTCTCAGGATCATAGATATCTTTAATGAAAGCAGTACCACAAAGAAGATTCCAGAACTCTGCTTTACGAAGAAGTCTATTGCCCTTCAAATCTCTCCAAAGATACTCAAAAACCATATCACCTGCACGAGCGGCTGCTAAATCTTCATCATCCGAAGATGCGGGAATAACAAACCCTGTAGGCTTCTCTTGGGTAACCTTAGAAAGTTCCTTACGAATAATCCTACGAATCTTATTAGAGATTAATCTAACTCTCCAAGAAGGAGCAGGAGGTTCATAAAGTCTATCCGTAGGACCAGCAGTACTACTAGACCATTGAACATACTGTCTTCCAGAAAAGAAAGCAATATTTGTGTACCATTGACGTTCTGCACTAAGACGTGCTTTCTTACACCGTGAGAACAACTTGTTCACATAGGCAAGCATTTCATTATACTCTTGAGAACCCTTAAGTATAGAGGTTCCAATTAAATTAGGGCTCTCTTCTACAGGAGTAAGAATACTAGGGTCACTAGTTATCGGACTCGAAGAGTTCGGCGAATTCATCACGGAAGTCAACTAGTACCTCTCCAACACCATCTGCTTCTGACAGGCTATTTCCAATTTTTCTTAATTCTTGTTCATCAGAACCTCTTAAATTAGATTCCTCTTCTGGATCACTATTGTCCAAAGAGGTCAAAAGGTTGCTGTTGGCTAACATTTGCTGGTAAGAGGTCCATTCCTTTGTCATCACTCGATTCATTAATCTCTCTATCTCCCTCTCCCGATTCACTCTCTGTTCTTTGTGATCTTGGAGTAGTAAGCGAAGAAAGAGAAACCAAATCAAGTTCGATGAAATCAACGCTATCGCTAGGATAGCCAGAACGAACCATACCATCAATAGCCCCTGTCAGTAATTTAACTCTATTGCTTAATTCAACATTCTGTAAGAAGTACTCTTCAACCTTGCTTCTAAGTTGATGGGCATTATCTTCTGTAATATACCCAAACATAGTAGCAAAATGATTAATACATTCATTACAATATAAAACTGCCCCATAATACTCTTCCTGATAGCCTGTATCTAAATAACGCTCTCTATCTACAGCACCACAAACTCTACAAGCCCCAGGAAGAGGCAAACCCATCTGTGGAGTAACAATTGAAAACTCCATGATTTAACCTAAACTTAAAGGATTATTCGAGGGAACCACAGAAGTCTCGGTAGGAACAACAGTATCAGAACCACCCTCAACAGAATCAGTAACTTCCTCAGTCTCTAACCCAGTTGCTCCACCACCCTCAACAGAACTATCAGCAACACTATTATCAGAATCGCTCCCACTATCCATCGAATTATCTGTTCCATTTTCCTCAATCTCCTCTTCTTGACGAGTCCGCTCTTGTTCAACTAAATCTTCAAGTTCAGAAATATCCTTCTCATCAACATTAGCAATCATTCTAGCAAGAGTTTGATTACTAGTCTCATTCTCAGGAGCAACATAATCAGGGTGGTGAGGATCATTTAAGTCATAAGCCATTTCAGATAACCTCTTTCGTTCTAAGGCCGCTAAGCCTTCTCGGTCCATTATCTCTTGTCTTTTATTTTCTTCTAACATCTCTAAATCAGTTTGAGGTCTACGACCAAAATCTAATTTTATGTCATAGCCCCTTAATACAGGAAGCGGGATATCTACTTCTTGTGCTTTTGTTCCTGCTGCTCTATGGTCATAAATATCAACCTTTAGAGTTCTTTTAGTGTAAGCATTTCCTGGTAGAGTGTGAACCAATTCTCCATCTATAAATATTCTAATCACCACTCATCTCCCAGGTGAAAATCGTTGGTATTCCGTTTCGCTCCCTCACTGATTTCCCTGTCTATATAGGGGGTGTTGTGTGGGATGGCCTCCGTGGCCTCTCTATAGACCGGAGAGGGAGGCACAAACTCCCCGGTATCTCCGTCCGGGCGGCTGCTCACAAGGTATCTCAGGGCATCACAGGCGTGGTCATCTTTCTTCTTTTGTTCTTCTTTGTTGTTTTTCTCGTAACGATCCTTCTTAGACTTCCATGTAGCCCATCTAAGCTTTTTCATTTCTCTTAGAAGTTCTACATTGTCACGAGTGATATACAACTGAGGAATCTTCTTTTCAGTTCCATCTTCAAGTTTAATATTCCGACCTTGAAGATACCTACTGACTCTGAGAATTCCAGCCTTCTGATCGTTGTTTCCTAAGACGATTGGAACACCATGTTCGAGATATTCGAGATGTACACTAGTACCAGTAATTGGATCAATATTGCGTATACTAGGATCACCAACATTGTATAGAGGGTGTCTCTGGAGTTCTTTATTTGTCTCAAGAATTGTTTTAGCATGTTGGTTAATCAATCTTCCACTAGCATAATACTCATGGTAGATAACCATTCTACCATCTCTATCAACTGCTCCCCATAACCAAGCAGTAGGATTAGTAAATCCATGATCCATTCCAGTAAGATGCATCCAATCTCTTGGAGGAATCATAGGATCAATAATATTATCATCTGTTAAGAAAGAACTATAAACAAAACCACCAATTGCAACATACTGACCTTTACGTCGAGCCTTAATGTCATCATCTGACATAGTCTCAAAGAAGTTATCAATCTCTTCTGGATTAAGATGAGGATTCTCATCCATTTCAATTTCAACTACACAATAGTTACTATTACCACTATCATAGATGTCATCGAAAGTCCAAGTAAGACCATCAACAGGGGTCATGGTAATCCACCAATCTCCACCTGTATCAATTAGACGAGCACCACACTCTGTAAAAATATCTTTAGGTGGTTCCTCATCAAACCAAACAAAATGTCTAGATGTACCAGCAAACTTCTGTAGTTCCTGTTCATAAGAAAGAAACTCACACTCTGAACCATTTGTTAGAGTAAGAGTTCTAGTAGTCTTATCAAAGGAATCTTCCCAAGAACCATTTATCAAATCAGATGTAGGAAGCCAACGCCTAATTTCAGGCATAACAATCTTTTCAAAACCCTGAACAAAATCAGTAGTAACAATACGCCCACGAACAGGGGGAGGGGGGATTTTTCTGTAAGGGTGCTCCCCACGGAGCCACATTACAGATTCAACCCCTCCCCCAACTGTTTTCCCTGATCTGTTGCCACCTATAAAAAGGCGGCCCCTAGCGGGAGAACGATGAAAAGTCTTTTGTTTTTCGTGAGGAACATATTTATAGATATTGGGTTTACGAGCAGCACTTCTTAACTGCTCACCAATAGAACGGAAAGCATCGTTATGACTCTTAATTTTTGTAGTAGAACTAGATCTAGCCATTAGAGTCCAACTGTAGATGATACAGGAATAGCATTCCGTTTATTAGAAGCAAGATTCTCAATTTCTGTAGCAATATTTTCCAAGACTACAGGATCATCAACATGCCTAGCCACGATATCAACTACACGAATAAGAACTTGTTCTATATTAACATCCACTTGAACACGAGGATTATATGTCCCACGCATCTCAAGGAAGAGTTTAGTGTACTGAAAATCTCCATCACGAACACCTTGAGACACACTTAAGTATGCATCAGTGTCTGTGGTATTAAATAACTTCTCAGAACGAACCTTTAAGTAATTAACAAATACAGGATCATTCATCCAAGTCTGGTATGTAGCAGGTTTAACTCCCACCATTTTTAACTTTTCACGAGTGGAAGTTTTATCTGCAATATTTAGAAGCATATTAGCAACAATGAGTTGCTCTCTTGAAAGCAACCCTTCGCTACCAATCATTTCATTAGGATCTAAACTACGTCTACGTAATGATTCAAGAACATTTTCGTCTTGCCAAAAACTATCAGCCTCTTCTTTAGTCAGTCCTGCAGCAACAGTAATTGATTCTACTGGAGGAACTTGACTTTTTTCCCACCATGTTTGTTCAACAAAATTAATAGCCTTGAAAAGAGAGTCAGATAATTTATTCTCAATTTCATTAAATCTTCCAGGCTTAAAATTCAACATAGCAGGAACCCCAGGAAGGGGTCCATCTTCTCCACGTTGAAGTTTATCTGTGTCTAGCGTGAAACTCATTTACTCTCTCATTTAACTCTTCGAGATTCTCTGACGAAAGACCCACCTGGAGTAATGCTTCTCGTATCCTCGATGGAATCTCTGGTAATGGTAATCTCTCCATCCGATACAAGCCCGCTGGCTCAATACAGATAGTCTTTGCAAATTTAGTCCTATTCAGTTCAGCGTCTAAGTATAACCTAAACTGTTGAAAAGGATGATCCGACAAATCAGGATCAGGTAACATTTGAAGTTTATCTGCAAACTGTATGGCAAAGAATCTACGTTTATCTAAAACAAATCTACGATAGTCAGAATCTAACTTAGATTCATCCTCCATAAGATGTTTAACTATGTATCGTTTAATCTTAGGAAGAACTTCAGGAAACACACCACACTCGTTCAAATAAACAGACTGATAGTTAATGCCACACAATTCAGCAAGATCAGTCATTGTAAGGTGATGGACCTTACGGTGTACCCGTATGGGGTTGGTTTCCAGTTCGACCACTGTTGGAGTGTCCCACCCAATTAGACAAACGGCAAGGGTTAAACTATTCCTTGACAGATTTATAGAGATGTTCTATGGTGATAGCATGTTGAAAAAGTTTGTGGGAAAGGCCATTATAGAAATAGAAACTATAGACAACTGCACTAAAGAAACAGCAGAGCAACTGTTCAAGAATCTAGTCAGAAATTCTACATTCGGACATAGATTAAAGATAACCCCTACAGTAGATCCAGAATTTAAGGAGAAATTAGATGAAGGCTAGGATTGAGTATAGTGCCACTGGAACTTGTGTGGTGGATCTAGATGACCCTGATTTTGATACTGTTTTAGAAAACGTCAAAGCATCAACTATAGATTATCTTGTAGCAGATCAGGAAAATGGTTTAGCTGAAATTGAAGTTATTGTTCTTCAAGAATTTCCTGAGGAAGTCAATGCCGACTAATATTCCAATTAGTGAAGAGGAATTAAATGCAATACAAGGAATCCCTGTTATCCTTAATACTAAGGAAGAAGGTGATGAGTTCCTTGATCTTCATGCTGCAATAACACCTCTTGGATTAATGTGTGGCTTTGAACTTGATCCAGAAGAAGTTAAAGCAATTACAAATGGTAAGATTAAATTTCTTATCAACTTCTTAGTTTCAGATGGAGTTTCACCATTCACTATTATTTTTGAAAGAGATTTAGATGGAGGGTCCGAGGAAGAAAACAGTAATCAAGTTGGACTTCAAGAATCCGGGGGACCAACGGAAGATTAAAAGTCAATATTGTATGACCTGTTTCTTATGGAAACCTATAGAGGGTTTCAAGGAAGACGGTCAGATATGTTATGATTGTAGAAATTAAGAAAAGCCCTAGGGAATGTCCCTAGGGCTTTTCTTATTACGGTGCTATAGCATCATATCCTGCAACATAACATAACACTGCACCAGCATCATTATAAATTGGAATACTTCTGGTAACTGTTCCAGGGGTTGCACCTGCAACAGAATTACCAACCCCAATACCACCTGTAGCAAGCATCTTTCTATTAGTCAAAAGACCATGAGTAGAAAGTCTACGGAGAGTAGTATCAGGTGCATCAATACCATTACCCCAACTATTTACACCATTACCACTAACCTGATAATTGTTTTCATCACTATGTCTATAAACACCATCTGCTGTAGTAGCAGTTTCATCATCACCATCATATGTAACTACAAGTCCAGCAATATTAGTAATCTCTCGATTAGTTGCTACAGATGCACCAGTAGTTTTATTTAAGATATCAATGAAATACCCTACTGAAAGATCGGCAACAGAATCCACTGTAATAGTATTTACACCATCAGCAGTAACTGTCGCCAATAAATCATCATCTAAATCAAGAGCAATTCTAACCTGCAAAGCAATAGCACCAGCAGAACCAGGCTCTAACAATGCAGTAAGAATACCAATGATAGAATTACCAGTCATATCCAAACGACCCACACCTGTATGAACAGATGTAGTGATGTTAGTTTCTATTGGATTACGTCCATCAAGAACAGCCCAATCAACACCCATTCCCGCTCTAACAGCAGAAGCATTTCCAGTAAAGTTACCAATGTTAGAACGCTCAGGAGCATTACCAAACTTACAAGTATCTCCAACTTGAAGTGTACTACCACTATCTTCAAGAACAACATTAAATTCTTGAGAAATAATGTCTATAGAACCAGAACCAGCATCTGAAAGATCAATGACAGTTCCTGCTAGAGCATTATCCAAAGAAGTACTAACTTGGAAATGATCTTCATCAACATACTTAACCCAATAATCTGTAGCCTCAACAAGAGGAACAGGTAAATCAGCACCAACAAATTGAAGTCGTGCACCAGTCCAGAAGAAATGATCTTCATAAGTAAAGGCATTTGTTCCAGCATTTGCAACAAGACCCTCAAGTTCTCTATGTCGAAGAGAACCAAAGTAACAATCACCTAAGACTACAGAACCCTGATTCTTAATAAGAATATAAGGTTGACCATACCCAGATGAATTAAATCTACCATCAAAGAAGAATGGTCCATGAGCACCATTCAAATTGAATGCCATAGTAGATAGGGAACCAAAACCATTGGTATAGTAATTGGAAGGGTAACCATCAAATCCAGGAAGACCCTCAGAAACGGCCATACCATGAATCATACCTCTCCACCAAATACCACGAACAGTAGAGGTACCTTCATCACAAAGAATATGGTCACCAAACGAGGCAATAGACCAGCAAGGATCAAAGAACAAGTTATTGTGACCTTCACCAGTACCTTGCTGGGTAAGATTAACTGTAGGAAGATTTCTAGTTTTATCTCCATTATTTCTCATATAGATATGAGAGAAATAAGACTCTCTGCAAGAGGCATAGAAATTCATAGCCTCACGTTTGAAGTGACAAATACGTAAGTTGGAGAAGAAGGAGCGATCCATCCAATCCATTTGAATGCCACCAATATCTTGATTTCTTCCTCCACCATCCAAAAACATATCATGGATTTCAATACCATAAAGATGGTTGGTATCGGTATACTGCATATCTACACGGAAAATATCAATTAGATATGATCCAGCAGTCATCCCCAAAATAGGACAAAGTCTTGCCCCACGTTGAGCCTCACCTCTTAAACACTGCGCTTTGTTAACAGGGATAGTATCTGTAGAAATTGCAGAGTATTGATCTATTCCTCCAGGGAAAACAAGAGTGGCCCCAGGAGGTGCCTCAGAAATAGCAAGTAAAATAGCAGCAGTGTTGTCTGTATTATACTCATCAATAGATGGAGTAGAATCAGCACGAACACCATATCGACTAGCAAGATCAATAAATACAGGTAACGTAAATACATTGTTACTTAACAGTTGATAAATATTCTGAGATTCATCTTTACGCTCTAAAAGAAACTCATAATCAAAATCGTCTTTAGGTGCAAAGAAATCATAGAATGGGTCAGTTGTATCAAATAATGTAGGCACTATGCCACCTTTGCATTAATAGCAAAAGCCAAAGTAGACTGGCCTGTAGGAACACAAGGATCAGGCAATCCAGCAGTAACACCAGTCTGAACTTTACCAACAGCATGAGAGGTAGAAACAGCAGCAGCAGTCCCATAATCAATAGGAAGTCCAACAGCAGAGTACTGCACAATTCTACATGTAGGTTGTGTAACAGTAACTACTTGCACAACACCACCAAACCAGAACCACCCTGGCCCAATCGTATTGTTAATTGTAAGTTCTTGAACGGTTGCAGAGTCACCAGCAATAACCCCAGCATCAACAATAAGAGCACCAGGACTAAACGTTCCATCATCAGCATAAATTCCAAGACGAATCTTAGAACCAACATCACCAACAATTGAAACTGCTGCACCAAGTTTAGTAAAGTTGACTGCTTTAGGTAAATAAACAGGAGCAAGTCTAAGAGATCCTGTAGTCATAGTTACACTAACAGCATCGTTTCCGTTAGGCATTCTGTAGTACTTACCAGAAACATAAGCAGGAGGTGGAACCGAAATAGCACTTAACGGAAGACTAGATTCAACAATCCAGTAATCACCTGTAGCCTTGTAAGTGAAATCTAACTGTTGATTTAATACAGACATCGTAGCAGTTGCAGAACCACCAACTTTATTAAAGACGGCAGCACCCCCAGCGGCTACAGTAAGGATCTTACCAACTGCAAACGTAACAATCTTAACACTAACTGTAGAACCATCAGTTGGAGTAGTAGGAAGCGTAACAGTAAACGACCCTACAGCACTAATATCACAAGGAATAATCTGATTAACCGCTGCGTTGTAGTTAGCAGTCTTAACAGCAGTAACCGTCTTACGAGTATCTAGTGAATCCAGATCATTAAGATCAACTGCACGAACCCAGCCAGTGTTACCTGTACCAGATAATTTGTAGTACTTAAGACCTGTATCAAGATCAGTGTATTCTGAACCAACGTCAGCAGTAACTACACCCTCAGGAATACCCTCATCAATAAAGGTACGAGAGAAAAACTCAATCATCTTATCAGAGATTGAAAGATCAGGTCTTGAAGGGTACAACCCTTGATAAATATGGTCCGCTAAAGAACCCATTTTAATCCTTTCGAGTTTTGTAGTTTAAGCCTTAGCGGCATTGACTACAGGTTAATGGGTTCAGGAAGTCTCGGCCCGCATAAAAGTGAGGAACGAACCAACATCAATAGACACATCATCAGCATGGCTGGCATTCTGAGCCCAGGACAAACCAATGAATCCAGCAGTAGAGCCAACAGTAACGTAGGCCCGAATAGGAAGCAACACTGGAGTAGAGGTAAGAGCCTGAGTAATCTCAGTAGCGGACCCAACAACAGTCACAGCATTCTTGGCATTATCAATTGAGGTGTTAAACCAACCACCACAACCAGTGGGACCACAAATGGAATAATCAAGATCACCGTTTGCAGACTCACCAACGGCACAAATCACACCCTCAACAAGCCACTTGGAATTCGCCTCAGCGTAAATCTTTAACTCGGTATCCAGAGCCTGAACAACATCAGTAACTTTAGTCTGGATAGCAACTTTAGTCTTGTTAATCGGAGACTGGCGAATCCGATCAAGAAGAGTTCTAGATGCATCATACTCAGAATCGAAGAATTCATCCCCTCTTGCTAAGTCCATCATCTTCCATGCATCAACCTTATCAGTTTCAATATCAGCCATTTAATTACTCCTCTAGGTTTTAATGTTGACTGGTTAGCCTAAAGGAGTAATCCCCTAGGTCTAGTGGGTATATTATACTTCTTCTCTGTAGTGTCAAGGGTCTTCTAAATTTAGCCTACACTCTTAATTCTGTACTGGTGATTGGAAAATAAGGAAACCATAATACGTCGCCTTTACGAGTTAAGCCAACCGACTTCTTGCCGTTAGGCTGACCTAACATTGAATGTATGTCAAGAGGAACAATCGAACGGAAGAAAAATTCAAAAGTCAAGGAGATTTTTTCTTGATCTTCCTCTTGACATCTGTACCCCCATGCCTCATACTGGTGTTCAAGAGAGGGAACGGAACAGCCCCTCCCAAACAAGGAGACAGAGAACAGATGGAGACAGAAGAGGAAACACAGTACGGAGATATGATTGAGTGTCTAGATTGTGGGAACTTTGATGAGCGATCAGAGTTTGAAGAGTACAATGATGACATCTTTATCTGCCCGAACTGTGGTTGCTCATCTAACCTCGATGTTCAAGACGTCAACCCAATCAATCTTCGTTAAACAAACAAGGAGATATACAATGGATATGGCAACTGTGTTGGAGAAGCATGGACTCACTCTTGCTACTGTGTTGAGTGAGGATTCACTAAAGAGTCTTGTTAAGGCTCATAGTGAACTGTTGGATACTCTTACTGCTGAGACTGAGAGCCAGCAGAATAGGGAGAAGGCAGTTCGAGATGAGATTAAGAAGAACGTTGTTCTTCCTCCTGGGTATGGTGAGGATCTTCGTAACGCAATTGCTAAGGCGATTGCAGATGAGCCGGACCTACTTATCCTTTTCACGGATCTGCTACAGGAGATTAAGCAGGAAGTTATGGTGATGCGTGATTTCCATGTTGCTTCGGTCGCCCGTAACAATAAGCCTGAAAAGGTTAAGGATAGTGACGAAGTTCAAGAGCGTAAGGCTGAGGCTGAGGCTCTTAGGGATACGATCAATAGTGTTTGGGGTCTTATTGGGAAGCCGGAAGGTGTAATCCCCACTAAGAAGAATAAGACCAATGAGGTTGTTCTAGACCTCCCCCGAATCCCCGGCGGAAACACTACTGGTAATGTTGGACGGGGAGCAATTGTTAGGCAGATGCGCTTTACTCTCGACGGACAATTCCTGCCTGACACTGTTCTCTTCTATGATGTTTTGAAGGATTACATCAATGATATGGCTAGTGGTCAGGTTACAGATGTTAAGTCTTTCAAGGCACTAGTTGAGAATACAGGGAGTGAGTTTGCTCCTAAGGGGTATATCAATCGTTGGACAGTTGAACTGTTCGATAAGAAGATTGAGGGTTGGGTTCCCGATGAGTCAGATGAGCAGGCACTAAAGGATATCACTAAGAGTAATTTCTTTGACAGCAATCTGCTTGATACCGACGAATAGTTAACAACCCCTAATAAAAGATTGGCTCGGATCCGAAAGGGTCCGGGCCTTTCTTTTTGCCCATTCGGTCGCAGTATTCATTGAATCGGCTAGTGTATTTATTAAGGGCTTAGAATTAAAACAGGATTAGCAAATAGGTACAATATTGGTTGATGATAGCGGTTTGGCACAGGAATTAATTAAATCAAGACCTTAGGCCCTTCTTTATAGAAGGGCCTAAGAAGTTTTACCGCTAACATCCAAACTGGTACTTATCATCGTTAAGTAGACAACAACTACCCCTACTCTCTATAAACCACCACCCCTCTGACCAGGGCTTTCTCTACTCATAGCGTACATATTCCTTGACAACAACTCATAGTACGCATACAGTGAGCGTACTCTCTCAAAAAGGGCACTTATCCACAACTCAGCAACTACACTAAAAGTACCCCTACTTTCTGTGGATAAGTACTAAAAACACCTCAAAGATAAGGAAAAAATGGAAGCACAAGAACCTACTCAACTAGACTTAGACAGGGAAAACCTACACAAATTACTTCCAGTAGCCACAATGGTGTTAGGTCCTGAGCAGGCCAAGATCCTTGAGTTTTCTCTTATCCCTAGAACTACTCGTGAGATTGCTACAGCCTGTAACATTCACTACCAAACAGCACGGAAGCATGTTACATCGTTACTAGAATGGAATATGTTAGTAGGGTCTACTCATTATGCGGCGAAACAGGGTAGGCTGTATCAAACGAATAGTGAGGCTGTTAATAGGTACCTTGCAGCATCTACTGTAGGACAGCATCTTATTAGTATGGATGCTACGATGCCTACTCATCTCTTGACAAAAACTAAGCCTGCTAGAACAGAGAACTACAGGGAATTACCTGAGCCTACTGATGCTCTACCTCTTAAGGTAGGGAAGATCAGTACTAATATTTGGAAGTTCTTAGTAGGTAACGTATCTGCTGAAAGCAAGGGTAGGCAGATGATGGGGATTGCAACTAGTGCTATCTTCCACGTATGGTATAGAAGTTATTTACACTCTGAGGATTCAGTCGCCCAATTGGATCTGCCGGGGCCGACAGAATTAGAGACCAAAGAACTTCTTAAATCCATACGAGAAGATATGCTTGCCTACACTAAGGCATTAACAAGTGTTATTGAAAACGATCAGTTCTTTCAAGTTAGACCTGGCTTGGATAGTTGGAAGTTCCTAGGGGATTTCCCTGTATACTACACTAAACAGCATAGTGATACTTTTCGTGCTTGGTGGGATGCAGGTGAGATTGGTACGAATGGGATTAACCATAATATAAATGATGACTACAGGGAAATCAAAGTTAGAATGGATCATCACTTGAACATTCAGTACATGAAGAATCAGAAAGGATCTAGTTGACTACTTATATTGGAGTCAAGCAGGTAACAGTACCTGAGTTAGAAGATGCATGGATTAAGATAGATGACTCTGAAACAGTACGTGCAGTTGAATACAAACTAACTACAGGAGGCAAGCATAGACTAACCGCTATTTACAACACAGATATTAAACCTAAGAGGTACCGTGTTCCAGGTGAAACTAGGACATTAAGTATTGATGAATCAACAGGACTTCCTGTATCACAGCCCTCTGGATATAGTTTGC